CCATTGACATATAATAATAGTGTAATGCAAACCATTTCTGTTGCCATCTCAGTGTCCGTTCTTTTGTTTAATTTCTAATTGCGTGTCTTTAATTTTCTCAATTGCTTCCTCTAAATGATTAATTCGTTTTTCAAAAAATTCCAGTGTTAACTTTTGTTGTTGATCAAATGGCGCTTGGCCAGATTCAATCTCTGTTGTTAAACTTTCAAGTTCTCCTGCCAAATGTTCAATCAACATAAATTGTTCATTATCTGCAGGTAAGCTTCCCATCTCACCTCTTGGCCATTTAATACGAAACTCAGTGTTTTGTTCTAAGTCTGCTACCATCATAGTCTGTTTCGTTTCGACTTGATTTAATCTTTCAACAATACCAAAGTATGCCCAAGTTGCCAATGATGTAAAGGCAATCATACTAATAATATTACGAAGTGGTAGGGCTACTTCCGTACCTTCATTTAATTTTGTCGGCATAATTAATCATTCCCTGATGGATCACCAAATGGGTTACCTTCACTGAAGTCAAGGAAGTCATCACCAAATGTTCCAAAGTCTGTATTTTGTTCGTTCTCCGAAAGTTTATTCAATTCACTTACAGTTTGTAAAGTATGTATGTTTGTAGCAGAATCAACTGTTATTGTACTATCAGCTGAGAACAATCTCCAAGTTCCGTCGCCACTGCTAAGATTAATTGCATGGATAAGTCCATCTGAATCTGAATACTTAGCAACTTCTGCTGTAACTAGTACACCACTTTGATTTTGCGTAATAATTGTGTTTGGTACAACTGGTTTCCTGTTGTTTATATCTGCGCCTAGGATCTTTAACAGGTAAGTATAACCATGAGCTTCTTCGATCTTTTGTATCGTATCAACACCAGTATCAAAGTCTTCGCTATTGTAATCAAATAGCTGAGCTCTACATTTGTAAACTGGTAAATTAGATAATTGATAGAAAGGCATTTCATGTTCCACATGCGTAATCTGGAACATAGAATTAGAAAGTGTAAGATAAATCAAATCACCTTCACGCGGTCGATCAGTAGTAATTTGGTTATCACCAGCAACTACTTGGCTCCACCGCCGTCTTGATACTACAAAGGTAGCTTCATCTCTAATCTCAACACCAAAACGAGTGAATAAGTCTCCTTCACCGTCGAATCCTTCGACGTTATCAATATACATTTCTATTTTATATGAGCTACTGTATCTCGCTGGAATTTCATCAGCAAAGACTCTGTCCTCGAAAACAGTTTCACGAGGTAGATAATAGACGTCTTGACCGTAAATCTTGAGAGACTCGATTACTATATCTTCATAGAGATTTTGTTCTGATCTTACATTATCTCTTATGTAATAATTGCGCATGCCATCACCCTACAAAAAAGTCTGCAGGCATTTCGTGTTCGAGTCTAATCCTCTCTCTAAGGTCTTGAATTTCTCCTTGCGCATCATCAAACAATTGTCTACCATTTAATATCACACCGCCGGGCAGTTGCATACCCTCGAATTTCATTAAATTCATGCCCCATTGTTGTTTAATTAATGAAGTTGTATATTCTTTTAGCCACATGTCATTATATATCGAAGTGTGCGAATCTGGATTGATTGTATTATAAACTTCATATACAATATAATCATCTGCAGTAATATCTAAATCTTCAATATGGCCGTGTAAATAAATTCTGTTTTGCCTACGTGCAAAATCTACCATTGTATGACCATTGAGTGTCATATCAAGCAAAGACAAATATTGTTGAATTTGCTCGTAATATGCGATATCCCCAGCAAACTGAGACATATCAGTTAGTTCCGATAAGTGCATCTGATAGCGCAGGTTAAACAATTGTCCTGAAGAAGATGAACTCGATATAAGAGGAAACACCTTTGTTACAGTATGAACATCAGATGATGTAGCAATGTATTTGTTAGTAATATCTGTTGCAGTTAACTGGTGAGATACATAAGCACGAAAAGTAGCATCAGAATGAAATTCCTGAAAATACTGAATCGATTCATCAACTCGATCTTCAAGCTGATCCTCATCAACATTAATCTCAATTACTGGTTCACCAAGCCTTCGCTTGCAGTAATCTATTAATGTATCTCTCGAGTTAGGCGATGCCATTAGCTACCGGCTCCAATAACTGTTTTAAGAGTTGATCCTGCTGTGTTCTTAATAAGTAACGTACTTGCACTGGCTAATTCGTCTGAAGTAACACAGTTATCAGCAAGAGCTACTGTAATACTAATTCCAGCAGTTCCATCAAAGTTAGCGGTACCTACAGCATTTCCCGCAATCGCGATTGCTCGAGCGGTTGCTAATGCAGTTGCTGTTGCAGCGTTACCTGTACAAGATCCTGAAGATCCAGATGCGTTACCTTCAAGGTTAGCAATCAAAGTTCCAGTTGCAACTGTAAGGTTTCCTGTATCTGCACCAGTATTTGTGGTTGTACCCATCTTGAACTTGTCTTCAGACTCGTCCCAGATAATTGCAGCATTGTTACCAGTTGAACCACGTTCCATAATGAAACCAAGGTCGTTAGCGTTCGAAGTTGCACCTGTATTTAATTCAATTAAAGGATCAGCAACTAAACTATTTGTTGAATTGACTGTTGTAGTTGTTCCGTTAACTGTGAGGTTACCACCAAGAATTACGTTACCTGAAGAATATAAACCACCAAATGTTACTGAGTCAGTTGTTCCTACAGCTTGACCGATAGAAAGTGTACCGCTGGCAGAATCGATACCTATTCCAGTGCCCGCTTGCATGGTTGACATAACATTAGCTTGTGTTACTCCGGTCAATGCAAATTGACCTTTAGCTGAATCGTAAGCTAAACTTCCTAATCCAGTACTAGTAGCAACCGATATTGCATCAGATACTGCCAAACGGAATGCACTTGATCCAGAATCTCCGCTTACAAATCGCGAAGATGAAGCTAAACTTGAAACAGCTCCTGTGCTATCTTGAATCGATAATTTGTTACCATCCGCTCGTAGCTTAACACCACCAAGGTGTATTGTACCAGATGATAAGAATATATCTCTGAATTTCAGCGATGAAGTACCAATGTCATACGACGAGTCTGCACCCGGTGTTACATGTCCATTGACTTCTAACGCTCCTCGAACATCAAGCCTGTCATCCGACGGGATCTCTCGAATTGATGATCCTTCAATGATTAGTGGAATACGATCTGCCATTTTTTGATTCCTTTAGTTTCCTTTGTCTATTTATACATTAAAGCGAGATAGTTACTTCGGCGCTGTCTGTGTCCAATAATGTTACGGTGTTACCAAAGCCAACAACGGCTCCGGTTGCGATTGTTGCAGCTTGAAGAATTACAAGACTTACTTGTGTAACTCCGGCGCTATCGGCGAAGTCTAGAGTAAATCCAGTTGATGCTGCTCTTAGACCAATATAATCTGAATCGATAATATTTGATACGAATTCACGTGTTAAAAGCGTACCGGTTGAGTCTGGTAGTGTAAGCCCGTGGTTGGATGTATAGTCACCAGGGATAAGCGCTTGTTGGAACGAATCATCATCAAAGATAATACGCTCATTTGACGCCAGCACAATACCGGTCGGAGCTAACTTCATTTTAGTTCTAATATAACCAGCTTGTCTTACTTGGAAGTGTAATTCAGCGTCTTCCGTACCATCAGATGCATCGTTAATGAACGATGCTATTTGACCCATTAGTGTAGCTTCTTGAGCATCGTTTCTTCCACGAAATTCAATTGAAGCAAGAGCATCTGAATCTGCAGCGCTTGAACTATTTCTATCAAGGACAATTCTTGGTCCGGCAAGTGATCCAGCATCTATTAGAGTGTACGTAAATTCATCATTTTCTAATGCACGAGACCTGAGATTGACATAAGATGAGTCAATTAAGTTAATTGTACGTTCTGAGTCGAGTGAATTTTGTTCGATATAAGCTGAATCAACAAACAGATTATCATTTCTGATAAGATTAATTGTTCTTTCAGAGTCAAGTGAAAGTGCTTCGATTCTAGCTAATACATAAGCCGAATCAGTAAACATTTCGGTGTTAACATGAGCACCACCAATTTTGAGAACTGTGTAATTAGCAGAATCACCACTTAAGCCGTTTATTCTACCGATTGTAGTATCAAGTCTAGAGAAGTGAGCAGAGTCTGCGCTAAATTGACCAATGAAACCTGAGTCATAGTGAATATTACTACCAGTTACATTGAATATATTAGCAGAATCTACATCTATATTTTTGAATCCACCGATATGCGTCGAGAATGAACCACCATCAGCAGTTGATATTGTAATACTTTCGGTGTTAGAATCGTAAGTTACTCCAGTAACTCCTGCAACTAATACTTCACCAATACTATCAATAAATCCAGAAGTATTTACTGTAATTTGTGGAATGAGCGTAGCTGATCCATAAGTTCCTGAATCAACAGTTGCTGCCCTTGTAAGAATAGTTGAAGATACTGTTGTAGTTGAAAGTCCGGTAACTGAAAGATTAGTCATTGTTGCCGAATCGGCATTCAGACTAGCTACATTAAGATCTGCTTTTGCAAAACCTGTTGCACTACGATTTATCGTAGCTGATGAGTCTAGTGAAGAATCAATAACATCTCTAAACAAATAATATTGTTCATTTGATGCATCTCTTATAAGACCAGTGTGTCTTTGTTGACCACCTCTAAAATATTTTCCTACAAATCCAAGATCAACAATATCGGTATCGACATTCGAATCAGCTAGATGAATTATTGGATCTGTGACTTTTAGAATTTGTGTATTAAGTGTTGTTTGTGTACCAGAAACTGTTAGGTCTCCAGTCACAGTCATATTTCCTATTTTGGCTGAGTCAGCTAATAAATCTGCAAATTGTGTTGAACCAAAATTAAGCGATGAACCTGCGAGATTCGTGATCGTAGCTGAATCAGCTGATATATTACTAATCAGGCCTGTGGTGACGTTAACTGACGTTCCTGATATATCTGTGATGACTGCAGAATCAGCAGTAATGTTCGTAGCAGTAAGCTCGTTAATATTACCAGAATCATAATT